GACTTAAAGATATAATCCATCTAGCGACGGGTTATACTCTTTTTAGACTGTTGTCTAATCCCCTCAACTAAACGAAATTTTTGCCATACTTGTATGGCGGATTGAAATTTCCCTAGGTTACCACCATCCCGGCCCCAGTGTCGTGTCATTCAGTGGTCCCTCGCACTGTTCCGTCAGTGCTTAAACCACTGTCTGACCTGCACGTAGTTCTGTCTGCGTGCAGTGTGGATAGTACGTTCCGTCGTGCTTGAAACCGATAACAGGTCGCTATGGGTTCTAACCATTTGACCCTGGCTTTTGCCAGTGATTCTGAAATTTCTGCTTCAGGCTGTTCCACCCGTGAAGAGGCCGTCTCACGCTATAGTGAGGCCGCGATTTATGGGTTTGAGAACTGCCGCTTTGTTGCGTCCGGTCTTCAAGAGATCGTTGACGGTGTCAGCGCAGATGATTATGTGCTGTGTTTCTCAGGTGTCACAACACTGAGGGCTTTTGTTGGCAAGTATGGTGACCGTCCTCGCAATTTGCGTGGTTGGTTATTGTTCTCCAACTGTAATTATTTCTTGGAAGAAATCGATGTCATCTTTGGCTTTGGCGGTGGTGATGCCAGTCCCGTATATGTGGATAACTACATGTGCGGTGCTAATGGCAAACCCGTTTTGCCTGCTGATGTTTGGGTTTACCAGGATTATTTTGGTGAGGAGACTGAACTTATTGTTAATGGTGTTAAGCATGTCAAGGTTTGGCATGTTACACGCACTGACATTCCGTATCAATTTCAGTCTCTAGGTGCCATCGAGTCAATTGAGTGGCTCACTGACATTCCTCACACGCTGCGGAATGGTAGTAGACTTTCCGCTGCGCGTGCTGTTAAGCATAGTAAGAATGTTGTTTTGTCTGAACCACTCAAGACTTTGTACCAGGCATGTGGTAGTCCATTTGTTACTAATGGCTCCACCTTGCGTGAAGCTGTGCCAAAACCTGTCTTTGCACATGCATATGTTGCGTGTAAGTGTGGCAGGAAAGCTTGGTCTGTTGGTGACTGGTCCGGCTATAAATCCACATGTTGTGGTGTTTTTGGCAAGCCACAGTGTGTCGTTTTTGGTGAGGTCGTGCCAGGTGACGTCTTTATCACTACCAGCTCAGTTGGTAGTGGTACACGTTACTACAACGGCCTTACTGTGAAGCATGTTGTCACTGTTGATGGACTTGCATGCTGGCGTGTGCTTAAAACTCAGAGTGTTGATGGCTTGACAGCCACTCCATCTTTTGATGATTACTCTGATGCTGCTTTTGATTGCTGTGTTTACCACAACAACACCCAGCTTGCTGTTGCATATAAAATGGGTCTGTTAAGTGGCAACTTTGATGAGACAGTCATCGATGGCGTACTTGCTGGTGCCATTGATGTTGGCTCTGCTGTTTTAGATGTCATTGACAGAATCTGTGATGCGCAACCTTGGTTCATCCAGAAATTTGGCGCGCTGTTTGAATCTGCATGGGCTGCGTTTGTTGCTACTCTTAAAAAGATTCCAGCGCTGTCTTCAGAGTTCGTGCAGCTTTGCAGTGCTTTACAGAAGGCCATCCTTACTGTGCGCGATGGTGTTATTGACTTTTATGTCGAGAATGTAGCACCGAAGTTTGTAGCTGCAGTTGAGGCTTTTAAGATGCTTGTTGTTGGCGTGTTTGATTTTTCTGTTGACACCTATAAGGTTGTGGGTGAAACTTTTAAGCGCGTTGGTGATTACGTTCTTCTTGGTAATGCAGTGGCTAAGTTGGTTACTACAAAAGTCAAGGGAGTTCGTCAGGCCGGCGCAAAGAAAGTCACTTTTGCCACACCTGTTATTGGTGTTGCTAAAAGGGTTACATCCACACGTACAGAAATTGACAGCGTTCAGCTTGTTGCTTGTGCTTCTACACCACTTGTTGAAAATGGGTGTACTGTCATAGTTGATGGCATTGCATTCTTTAAGAGTGGTGGTGTTTACAGGCTTATGGCTGACACAGATCTCGTTTACGAGACACCTGTTTATTGTCAACAAGCCACTTGCAAGCCAGTCTTTAAGTGTGCCAAACCTGATGGTTTTCCTGATGTAACTAGTGTTAACCCCGACACTTTGGCCCATGAGGTCAAGAAGATTTTGGGAGGCATAGCGAGACCATATGACAAGTACACTTGTAGTGTCATTAATGGTGAGTGCCAGGTTGACCATAGTTATAATTTTAAGGCCCCTGCTTATATCACAGACAAGCAGCAGTTTGTTATGCTCTGCAAAGACTTTGTTGTCGATGCCAAGTTTGAAGAGTTTTATGTTAAGGCTCTTGAAGCTAAGTCCCTTGATGGTTTTGAGCCTTATTATGAGGCCTTTACCATCTTTAAGGGAGAGCTTAAATGTCCTGCTGAGTTGATTGAGCTTGATGATGGTGGCTTGTTTAACACCTTTATTAAAACTGTTAACAGTGCTTATGATTTTGTTAAGAATCTTAAAGTTTCTGTTACTGTTAAGGGTGTCATTTGTACAGCTGCCAAGCGTTTTAAGCGTTGGGCTAATGCGCTTGCAAAGATCTATACTGAGTTTATTACTGGTGCCTGTAAGACTGTCGTTATTGGCGGTCTTGAGTTTGCATACTATTGTTTTGCAAAACCTGCTATTGCACTCGGTGACATCTTTGTGCGCGTTTCTAAGAACGCTCTTAGTGCCTTTAATAGACCAACTGAGGCTGGTGCTGTTGATGCTCTCGTCTTTGAAGGCGGTGATATTGAAACTGTCTGTTCGCGCGTTCAGTTTGATACTGTTGCGCTTGAACCTGTGCAGGAAGTACCAGTTCCTAGTGATGGCTATGTTGCTGTTGTTGATGGCTACACTTTCTTTACCGATGGCACTCATTACTTCCCAACTGGACTGTCACGGTGCTACACAACGTGTTTTAAACGTGGTGGTGGTACTGTTGAGTTTTCAGAGGTTGTGGAAGTTAAAGAGATTGATCCAGTCTATAAGGTTCGCCTTGAGTACGAATTTGAGGACGAGAACATTGCCATTGTTTGTAAGAAGGCCATTGGCAAAATTATTACCTTTGAGGGTACTGATTGGTCTGAGTTTGAACAAACTCTTATTAACGCAGTTTCTGTGGTTGGTGAGTTTGTTGACCTTCCTGATTTTTATGTTTATGATGAGGAAGGTGGTACAGATCTTTCTAAGGTTGTGATGGTGTCACAATGGCCTTTGAAGTCGTCACCCGAACCACAAAATTTTGATCCTTCACCACTAGCAGCATTTGTTGTTAGTTGTGGTTTGGAATGTGATTTTAGTGGTTGCGGTGATCCTGTTAGTTGTTTTCAGACTGTTGAAGGTGCAGCTTTGTGCATTTCAATGGAGCGTTCCTGTAAGTGTGGTACTGATCAGGCTGTTTGTGAGGGTTTTTATGTGCCTGTTAAACCTTGTGCTAGCACTGACACTTGTGATGAGTGCGGTTGTGATCGCATTTCCACGATCACTAGCATGGTAGGTACAGGTTTTGTGGACCTTTGTGACAACCCTGTTGTGCCTTTTGATTGCGTTGAGTGTGGTTTTGGTGGCTATAATGGTGTTTGCTTCGTCAATGTTGACGTTGCAATCCCACCTCCAGAAGACTTGCCACCACCACCTGAACCGGAACCTGAGCCTCCTGTTGATGCTATGCAGGAGGTTGCTGAGGCACTGTCGTTTATTGTTGATGAACCATCTGCTTTTGTTGATCCTTTTAAGTTTGAGTATTACGACCACGCTGGTGTTCGTGTGCTTAAGCAGGAGGTTAACAATTGTTGGGTCGCTTCCACCTTGGTACAGTTGCAGCTGTACGGCTTTGACAGTGATGCTATGTCACTTTTCAAAGCTGGTAGCGTTTCGCCTATGGTGCGTAGGTGCTATGAAGCTGTTGGAGCCATTCGTGGTAGTTTAGGCGATGTTTCACAGTGCCTTGAAAAACTTCTTTCTGACAGTCATACTATGTTTATGACTTTCGATGTGAAGTGTGATTGTGGTGCATCTGTGGCTGAAATGAGTGGTGCTGTGTTTCGTTTTATGCCTACTCGTGATTCTTTTAACTATGGTGCTTGTCCTACTTGTAGGAGTGTCATGGTTTATAAGATTAAGAGTATGCAGGGTACTGGCTTCTTTTGTCAGGACCCTAAACCTTTTAATACAGCTCGTTCGCTTGTTCGCCCTGTTAGTGCCAGTGTTTACAGTGGTCGTACTGATGGTGGTCATTACAAAACCAATATCTATGATGCACGTGTTTGCGTTGATGGTTTTGGCGTTACTAGTATTACTACTGGTAATGTTAATGTGATCCTGCTTCACGATGTTAGTTACGGTCTTGTAGAGACTGTGCCTGCCGTCGTTAATGATGTTGTTACAACCACTGTGGAAAGCGTTACCAGCGCTGCTACACCTAGTGTAGAACCATTTGCCACTTTTGGCAGTGTTGAGTTTTACCAGGGTGATGTTAAGGCGTTGTCTGCACTTCCTTGCGACTTTGTGGTTAATGCTGCTAATGAAAATTTGCAGCATGCCGGTGGTGTCGCTAAAGCTATTAATGACCTTACTGGCGGTGTGTTACAGCGTCTTTCAGACGATTACACACGTGCCAATGGTAAGGTTAAAGTAGGTTGTGGTGTTATGCTTGAGTGCCCACTGCGTGTGTTTAATGTGGTTGGGCCTCGTAAAGGCAAACACGCCAGGTCTTTGCTTGTTAAGTGCTATAAGAGTGTTCTTTCAAATCCAGGTGTACCTTTAACACCGTTAGTTAGTGTTGGTATATTTGGTGTGCCTTTGTCTGACTCTTTTATCGCACTTACAAGTGTTGTTGGTGAGAGACGTGTTTTGTGTTTCTGTTATTCAGACACAGAGCGTAAGGCTATTCTTAAGTTGATTGAGCAGCGCTCTAGCGTTGATCAGCCAACTGTGCCAATTGTGCCACCAACAGCAGATGTGGAGGTTGCAACTGTTGTACAGTGTGTTTCAGAAACTGAAGCTGCAACTGTGGTAATGGATGTTGTTGCTGAACCACAGCCTACAGAAGTCATTGCTACACAGCCGTGTGTGCCTGAGGCACTTGAGGTAGTAGGCTCTGTGACTTACTATCCTGTTGATGTAGGTGTTGTAGGTGTTAGACCTGACAACATAATTCTACACACCACGCAAGACCTTGGTCTTTGCGCGTTTGGTAAGTTGCTAGATGAGCAGGCTTGTGGTGCATTGTCAGCTTCTATTGATGCTTATAAGCAAAATACGGCTGTAGTACCACCTGGTAATATTGTTACCTTTAAGTGTGAGGGCCAGCCTACTGTTGTTTTGGCTGTGTTTCCACCTGCAGATGATGCGGCCTATCTTAAGAATGTCAAGCGTGCTGTTAGTAAGCTTGCAAAGCTCAAAGGTGTTAGTGTTAGTACATTTTCCACCATTGATGTACACAAGCGTCTTCTTGCTTTTGTGAAGTTGTTTTGTGTTGCATCAATGGACGTTGTTGGTGATGTACATACTACGCCTTCTGTTGTTAAAGTGACAGAAGATGGTCGCACTGTTAAGGATGTTGTTGTTAGTACAACGACTACTGCGGGTGATCAATTGGGCCCATGTGCTGTAGAAGGCGCCAGTTTGACAACATCGGTTGTTACCGATGTTGTTAATAGTGTTGTTGCAGTGGCTCCTAATGTTGATTGGGATAGTCATTACGGCTTTAAAGACGCTGGCAACTTCCATGTGTTAGACCATAGTGCGTATGCTTATGATAGCGACTTTGTCGATGGTAAGCGCGCACTGGCTGGCAGTGATAATAATTGCTGGGTTAATGCCACATGTTTACAGTTGCAGTTTGCAGGTGTTGAGTTTTTGTCTAAGGGTGTTACAGCCATGTGGAACGAGTTTTTAACAGGTGATGTTGCCCGTTTCGTGCACTGGCTGTATTGGCTTAATGGTGCTAGCAAAGGAGATTTGGGTGATGTTGAAACCACCTTAAACCTCGTTGCTAAGCACGCCAAACCTAAAGGCTGTGTGACTATTGAAAAGACCACAGTTGATGGTTGTTGCGTCTCAGAAAAGCGTGTTAACAGTCTCGTTGTTAATGCAAGTGTACTTCGACAGGGTGTGGGTGATGGTTATTGCCAGCATGGTAATGAGTACATCATTCGCGTCTCACGCGTCGAGGGCACTGCCATTATAGTGAATGTTGGTGATCCTTCTGTTAAGGCGCCAAATTTACTTATTAGTGGCACGGCTTATACCGCTTTTTCTGGTCCTATAGATGCTGGTCACTACCGCGTGTATTGTTCTGCAACATCAAAGGTTTTTGATGGTAAGAGCATTGTTGGTGGTGACCTTTGCAACTTGGCAGTTACCTCTGTTGTGGTTGTTAATAAGTTCTTTAAGGCTGAGGTTTGCAATGCTAAGAGTTCTGAACCGACGGCAGTGAAAATTATGAGTAAGCTTGATGATGCTTCCGATAAGTTTTTCACTGCTGGCGATGTTGTTTCGCACAACATAGCTAATTCTGTTGTTTGGTTCTTTACTATGCTTAGTATATTGTTTAAAGCCTTTAAGACTCGAGATTTTAAGGTTTTTGCTTTGGCTCCTGAGCGTACTGGCATAATATTTACGCGTAGTTTGAAATATAATATTAAAGCTGCGCGTGATATGCTAAAGCGTAAGCAGAAGTGGGTGTTTTGGTTTTTAAAATTCTGTCTACTTCTGTATACTGCTTATGCTGTGTTGTTTATGTTCATACGCTTTGGACCACCTAATGAAACCTTGTGTAAAGACCATGTTGACGGCTATGCAAATTCAACCTTTGTTAAGGATGATTATTGTAATAGTGCGTTGTGTCGTGTGTGTCTTTTTGGTTATCAGGAACTTGCTGATTTGCCTCATACCAATGTTGTGTGGCGTCATGTGGGTATGCCGCTTTTTGTGAACTGGATGCCATTGTTTTATTTGGCTTTCCTCTTCATTTTTGGTGGCTTTGTTACTAAAGGCTTTGTTTTGTATTTTGTGGCTCAATATGTTAATGCCTTTGGCGTTCATTTTGGCATGCAAGATCTATTCTGGCCTTTACATTTAATACCCTTTAGCACTTTTGGTGACGAGATGGTAGTTTTGTTTTTGGTTGGCCGGTTCCTTATGTTCGTTAAACATGTTTGCTTTGGCTGTGATAAAGCATCATGTGTTGCTTGTAGTAAGAGTGCACGCCTTACACGTGTTCCAATGCAAACTATTGTTTGTGGAGCTAACAAGTCGTTTTACGTCACTGCCAATGGTGGTAAGAACTTTTGTTCTAGGCATAATTTCTTCTGTGTGAATTGTGATTCACATGGCCCTGGCAATACGTTTATTAACGAGGTTGTGGCTCGGGAACTCTCTAATGTTGTTAAGTCTAGTGTTAAGCCAACTGATGTAGCCTATTTAGAGGTTGATAAAGTCGAGTTTAATGACGGCTTTTATTACCTTTATTCTGGTGAAACCTTTTGGCGGTATAACTTCGACATAACGGACAACAAGTACTCATGCAAAGAGGCTCTTAAGAGTTGTAATGTTTTGTCTGATTTCATAGTTTATAATGATGCAGGCTCTAACATTACTCAAGTTCGTAATGCATGTGTGTACTTCTCGCAGTTGCTTTGTAAGCCTATTAAACTTGTTAATGCTTCCCTATTATCCACTCTTAATGTGGATTTTAATGGTGCATTACACTCTGCTTTTGTTAATGTTCTTAGTGATAGTTTCTCTAGGGACCTTAGCAATTGTTCTACTATGAATGAGTGTAAGCAAGCTTTAGGCTTTGAAGTTTCTGATGATGAGTTCCTTAATGGTGTTAGTGATGCTCACCGTTATAATGTGTTGCTTTCTGACACTTCTTGTAATAACCTGGTTACTTCTTATGCCAAGCCTGAAGAGAAACTCTCTGTGCATGACTTAGGTACTTGCATGAGGTTTGGTGCTAAAGTTGTTAACCATAATGTTTTAATTAAGGAGAATGTTCCTGTCGTGTGGCTTGCAAGTGAATTTCACCTTCTCTCCGAAGAGGGTCGTAAATACATTGTAAAGACTACTAAGGCGAAGGGTGTTACATTCCTACTCACATTCAATTCTAACCCAATGCAACTTAATATTCCATCCACCAGCATCGTTAATAAGCGAGCTGCTGGTGTGGGTAGTAAGTTCTTTTGGTGGGTGTGTTTGGCTATTGTTGCATTCTTCTTACTCCTTAATGCTTCCGAGTTCGGTTATGTTGCTACTAGTTTTGAGGACTTTGGCTTTAAGTACATTGAACATGGTGTGCTTAAAGATTTTGATGGTCCCCTATCTTGTGTGCATAACGTTTTTGACAATTTTAATGCTTGGCATGAAGCCCGCTACGGTGTTGTACCAATTAACAGACGTATATGTCCTATTGTGGTTGGAACCATTGACAATATACGTTTTGTTCCTAACGTGCCTTCTGGTATTGTTTTGATTGGTAAAACACTTGTGTTTGCTGTTAAGGCAGTTTTTACCGAGACTGGTAACTGCTTTAATTTGAACGGTCTTACGACTTTGGGTTCATGTATTTTCAATTCTGCTTGTACCAATATGGATGGGCTTGGTGGTCCTGCCACTTATTGTTACAAGGAAGGTTTGTTTGAAAATTCCAAGCTTTATTCTGATCTCGTACCACACTCACACTATAAGCTTGAAGATGGCAATTTTATTAAATTGCCGGAAACACTTGCTCGCGGCTTGGGGTTTGTCACCATTAAAACAATGGAGACTACTTATTGTCGCGTTGGTGAGTGTCTTGATTCTAAAGCTGGTGTGTGTTTTGGTCTAGACAGATTTTTTGTCTATAATACTGAGTTTGGTGGCGACTACATATGTGGTTCTGGCTTTTTGTCATTTTTCAGAAATGTTCTTAGTATTTTTACTAGTTCATTTTCTGTTATGGCTTTGTCGGGTCAGGTTATGTTTAATTGTATTGTTGCCGCCATTGCAGTTGTCGTGTGCTTTCTTGTTATTAAGTTTAAGCGCATGTTTGGTGATTTGTCAATGGGTGTATGTACCGTTGTAGCTGTGGTGCTTATTAATAATGTTTCTTACATTATTACACAAAACATGTTGTTTATGTTTTTGTATGCCATATTTTATTTCCTGGCTGTTAAAGGTCTTAAGTACGCTTGGATATGGCATATCGGATACGTTGTGGCCTACTTTACCTTAGCACCGTGGTTTTTGGTTGCTTGGTATTTGGGCGCTACAGCCGTTGATGTGCTGCCTGCCATTCTCAAGCTTAAGATCTCTACGCAGCTCTTTGAAGGTGATAAATTTGTTGGCACCTTTGAGACTGCAGCCTATGGTACATTTGTCCTTGACATGCGTTCCTATGAGAAGTTGGTTAATAGTATGCCTATGGATAAGATCAAGCAGTATGCCGCCACTTATAATAAGTATAAGTATTATAGTGGTAGTGCGTCAGAGGCTGACTACCGTTGTGCATGCTTTGCCCATCTCGCTAAAGCATTACTTGCTTATGCTGACAACCACCAAGACCTTCTTTACACACCACCATCTGTAAGTTACAATAGCACATTGCAGAGTGGTCTTAAGAAGATGGCTCAGCCTTCAGGTATAGTTGAGAAGTGCGTTGTGCGTGTCTGTTATGGTAACATGACTCTTAATGGTTTGTGGTTGGGTGATATTGTCGTTTGTCCTAGACATGTGATGGCATCCTCTACTACTAATACCATAGATTATGAGTATGAGTATAGCATGATGCGTTTGCACAACTTTTCTGTTTCTGTTGGTAATGTGTTTTTGGGTGTTAATGGTGTCACCATGGAAGGTGTTAACTTGCACATCAAGGTGAATCAGTCCAATCCACATACACCAAAGCATACTTTTAGAACTCTTAAACCCGGTGATTCATTTAACATTTTGGCTTGTTACGATGGTACACCTGCTGGTGTTTATGGCATCACAATGCGCCCTAATTATACTATTAGAGGTTCATTCATCAATGGTGCCTGTGGCTCGCCTGGTTATAATGTTGTTAACGGTAATGTTGAGTTCTGCTACCTGCACCAACTTGAACTTGGCAGTGGTTGCCATGTGGGTTCTAATTTTGATGGTATTATGTACGGCAACTTTCAGGATCAGCCCTCTCTTCAAATTGAAGGTGCGGATCAGTTGGTTACACCTAATGTTGTAGCATTTTTGTATGGTGCTCTTCTTAACGGTGTTAATTGGTTTGTGTCACCTGAGCGCCTTAGTGTTGAGGCGTTCAATGAGTGGGCGCACAACAATGGCTTTACAGATATGAGTGGTGCGGAATGTTTCACTATGTTGGCTGCTAAAACTGGCGTTGATGTGCAACGTGTCCTGGCTTCTATTCAGAAGATAGCCAAGAGTTTTGGTGGTAGGAACATTCTAGGTTTTACTTCTCTTACTGATGAGTTCACTGCTGCAGAGGTTATCAAACAGATGTATGGTGTTAACTTACAGTCTCGTAAGTTGCCCAGTGTGTTTAATAACATCATGCTTGTTGGTGTATTCTGGTTTATGTTTATTTCTGAAATGTTGTATTATACATCTAGCTATTGGATTAAACCAGACCTCATCACACCGATTTTTATAATCCTTTTTGCCATTGCTGTGTTTTTGACTGCCTTTGTTAAGCATAAGGTTTTGTTCCTTTACACCTTTTTGGTGCCTGGTATAGTTATCACTGCCACCTCCAATTTGGCGTGGGATTGCTATGTGCGTGACCTGCTGGCTAAGTACCTTGATTATCATATGTCCATCTTTAATATGGACATACAGGGTGTGTTTAACATTGCAGCTTGTTTCATGGTTAATGCTCTTCATACATGGCGTTACATGCGTAGTGGTTACACTACTCGTGTTACCTATGTTGCGTCACTTATTGTGTCGGTTTATAATTACTGGTATGTTGGTGATGCACTGTCTTTGGCCATGATGCTTTTGCTTAATGTTAATAACAATTGGTACATTGGTGCCTGTGCGTACAGGTTTGTACTGATTGTTGCTAATTATATGAATCCCGCTGTTATAGGCTTTTTGGGTTCATTTAAGGTCATTATGTTTTTGTATGTGGCAGTCGGTTATTTGTGCTGTATTTATTACGGCATTTTGTACTGGCTTAATAAGTTCTTTAAGTGTACTCTCGGTGTTTACGACTTTAAGGTGTCAGCAGCCGAATTTAAATATATGGTTGCTAATGACCTTAGAGCCCCTTGTGGTGTGTTTGATTCTCTGTTGCTTAGTTTTAGGCTTATGGGTATTGGTGGTGAGAAGACCATTAAGATCTCCACTGTCCAGTCGAAATTAACTGAAATTAAGTGTACCAATGTTGTACTAATGGGTGTTCTCACTAGTATGAATATTGAGGCCAATAGTAAAGATTGGGCTTTTTGTGTTGATTTGCATAATAAGATCAATCTTTCTACTGATGCAGAGAAGGCTATGGAATATTTGTTGGCTTTGTTAACATTCTTCCTTAGCCGCCAGAAGGATTTTAATTGCACTGAGTTGTTGGATTCCTATTTTGCAGATAGTAGTATTTTGCAAAGCGTTGCCTCTACGTTTGTCAACATGCCTTCGTTTATTGCGTATGAGACTGCTCGTCAGAACTATGAGGATGCGACCAATAATGGTTCTTCTCCACAGCTCGTCAAGCAGCTTAAACGTGCAATGAATATTGCGAAGGCCGAGTTTGATCATGAAGCAGCTGTGCAGCGTAAAATTCAGCGCATGGCTGAACAGGCTGCATCACAGATGTACAAAGAGGCTCGTGCTGTTAATAGGAAGTCTAAGGTTATAAGCTCTATGCATGCATTACTTTTTGGTATGTTGCGTAAGCTTGATATGTCTGCTATTGATACCATTCTTAACCTTGCTCGTGGTGGTGTTGTACCCCTTAATATTATTCCCGCTGCGTGTGCAACTAAATTAGTTGTTGTGGCTAGTGATCATGAGTCTTTTACACGTGTGTATCAGCAGGGTGCTGTGCATTATGCTGGTGCTGTGTGGACTCTGTCTGAAGTTAAGGATAATGATGGTAAACCAGTCCATGTTAAGGAAATAACGAAAGATAACACTGCGCTTACATGGCCTTTAGTCCTTAATTGTGAGCGTGTTGTTAAGCTCCAGAATAATGAAATTATTCCTGGTAAACTTAAACAGCGCCCAGTTAAAGGTGAGGGTGATGGCGGTGTTGCTGCAGATGGTAAAGCACTTTATAACACCGAAGGCGGTCGTACTTTCATGTATGCGTTTGTTGCTGACAAACCAGACCTGAAGGTTGTCAAATGGGAGTTTGAAGGTGGCCGTAACACAATTGAGTTAGAGCCACCATGCCGCTTTGCTGTGTCCAATAGTAATGGTACCACTAGTATTAAGTATTTATACTTTGTTAAGAATCTTAATACATTGCGTAGAGGTGCCGTACTTGGTTACATAGGTGCTACAGTGCGCCTGCAGGCTGGTACGCAGACTGAATTAGTGGCTAATTCATCGCTGCTGACTATGTGTTCTTTTGCTGTTGATCCTAGGAAGTGTTATTTGGATGCAGTTAAAAATGGTGTTAAACCTGTTACTAACTGTGTCAAAATGCTTTCTAATGGTTCTGGCACCGGACAAGCTGTTACAGTGGGTGTTGAAGCTAACACAAATCAGGATAGTTATGGTGGTGCTTCCGTTTGCTTGTATTGTCGTGCTCATATTGATCATCCTAGTATGGATGGTTTCTGTCAATTTAAGGGCCGTTATGTGCAAGTACCAATTGGCACTGTTGATCCTATCCGTTATTGCCTTGAGAATGACATTTGTAAGGTTTGCCATTGCTGGTTGAATAATGGTTGCACTTGTGATCGTACAACTGTTGTGCAGTCACTTGACAACAATTATTTAAACGAGTGCGGGGCTCTAGTGCAGCTCGACTAGAGCCCTGTAATGGTACTGAACCAGAACACGTAATCCGTGCCTTTGACATTTACAACAAAGATGTAGCTTGTATCGGTAAGTTTGTTAAAGTTAACTGTGTTAGGTTTAAAAACGCCGACAAGCATGATGCATTCTATGTTGTTAAACGTTGTACTAAGAGTGTTATGGAACACGAGCAATCCATATATGACGCTCTTAAGGACTGTGGCGCGGTTTCTCCCCATGATTTCTTTGTCTGGAAAGATGGTCGTTCTGTTTATGGCAATATTGCACGTCACGATTTGACTAAGTACACTATGATGGACCTTGTTCATGCACTTCGCAACTTCGATGAGAAGAATTGCGAAACTCTTAAAGAGATTTTAGTAATCTCTGGTGCATGTGACAGTTCTTATTTTGATAATAAGAATTGGTATGATCCTGTTGAAAACGAGGACATTCATCGTGTGTACGCCAAGTTGGGCTGTGTTGTGGCTAATGCTATGCTCAAATGTGTTGCACTTTGTGATGCTATGGTTGCGAAGGGTGTTGTTGGTGTTCTCACACTTGATAACCAGGACCTCAATGGTAATTTCTACGATTTTGGAGATTTTACCATTGGCATTCCTGGTGTGGGTGTACCTCTTGCAACATCCTATTATTCGTACCTTATGCCAGTCATGGGTATGACTAATTGCCTAGCTCGCGAGTGCTTTGTTAAAAGTGAAATCTTTGGCTCCGATTTTAAGACTTATGATCTTTTGGAGTATGATTTTACTGAGCATAAGCTTGGCCTTTTTAATAAGTATTTCAAGCATTGGGATCTTGATTATCATCCTAATTGTTCTGACTGTTATGATGAGATGTGTGTTATTCATTGTGCTAATTTTAACGCACTTTTTGCTACTACCATTCCTGACACTTCTTTCGGTCCCTTGTGCCGTAAAGTTTTTATTGATGGTGTACCAGTTGTTACTACTGCTGGTTACCATTTTAAACAGTTGGGTTTGGTGTGGAATAAAGACCTGAATACACATTCTACTCGTCTTACTATTAATGAACTGCTTAGGTTTGTTACGGACCCTGCATTGCTTGTAGCATCCTCACCTGCATTGTTTGACCAGCGCACTGTTTGCTTCTCTGTTGCTGCATTGGGTACTGGTCTTACTAAGCAGACTGTTAAACCTGGTCATTTTAATAAGGAGTTTTATGACTTCCTTTGTGCCCAGGGTTTCTTTGATGAGGGTTCTGAACTTACGCTCAAGCACTTTTTCTTTGCACAGAAGGGTGATGCTGCTATACGTGATTTTGATTTTTATAGGTATAATAGACCTACCGTTTTGGATATATGTCAAGCTCGTGTCGCTTATCATGTTGTTAAGCGTTACTTTGACATATATGAGGGTGGTTGTATAGCTGCTCGTGATGTTGTTGTTACAAACCTCAACAAGAGCGCTGGTTATCCACTTAACAAATTTGGTAAGGCTAGCCTGTATTACGAATCATTGTCATATGAGGAACAGGATGCCTTGTATGCACTTACAAAGCGTAATGTTCTTCCTACTATGACACAGCTTAACCTTAAGTATGCTATTAGTGGTAAAGAGCGTGCTAGGACTGTTGGTGGTGTCTCTTTGTTGTCTACCATGACCACGAGACAATTTCACCAGAAACATCTTAAATCCATTGTCAATACACGTAATGCCACCGTTGTCATAGGCACTACTAAGTTCTATGGCGGCTGGGACAATATGTTGCGAAATCTTATGGATGGTGTGGATAATGCTTGTCTCATGGGTTGGGATTACCCTAAGTGTGATCGTGCATTGCCCAACATGATTCGTATGATTTCTGCTATGATTTTGGGTTCTAAGCATGTTAATTGTTGTACCAATTCAGATCGTTATTATAGACTTTGTAATGAGCTTGCACAAGTTCTTACTGAAGTTGTCTATTCTAATGGTGGTTTCTATATGAAACCTGGTGGTACTACATCTGGTGACGCCACTACAGCCTATGCTAATTCTGTCTTCAACATATTCCAGGCCGTTAGTGCTAATATTAACAGGATTTTGGGTATTAATAGTAATACCTGTAATAATCTTGCTGTTAAATCCTTACAGCGTATGCTCTATGACAATTGTTATAGAAGTTCTGCTGTTGACCCTGGTTTTGTTGATACTTTTTACGGCTACTTGCGGAAGCACTTCTCTATGATGATTCTGTCTGATGACGGTGTTGTCTGTTATAATAAAGAGTATGCTTCTTTGGGTTATGTAGCCGATATTAACGCATTTAAGGCCACGTTGTATTATCAGAACAATGTTTTTATGAGCACCTCTAAGTGTTGGGTCGAAGAAGACCTTACTAAAGGTCCTCATGAGTTTTGTTCTCAACACACTATGCAAATAGTTGATGGTGATGGTACGTATTATTTACCGTACCCAGATCCATCACGTATTTTGTCTGCTGGCGTGTTTGTAGATGATGTTATTAAGACTGACGCTGTCGTTCTTTTGGAACGTTACGTGTCTTTGGCCATTGATGCTTATCCACTTTCCAAGCATCCAAACCCTGAATATCGTAAAGTGTTTTATGTGTTACTCGATTGGGTTAAACATCTTAATAACACTTTGAACCAGGGTGTGCTTGAGTCTTTCTCAGTTACGTTGCTTGAAGACGCGTCCTCTAAGTTTTGGGATGAATCTTTCTATGCAAACTTGTATGAGAAGTCTGCTGTGTTACAGGCAGCTGGTCTTTGTGTTGTTTGCAATTCTCAGACTGTTCTGAGGCGCGGTGATTGCCTCCGTAGGCCTATGTTGTGCACTAAGTGCGCTTATGACCACGTTGTAGGCACAAATCACAAGTTTATTCTTGCAATTACACCGTACGTTTGTAATGCTGCTGGCTGTGCTGTTAATGATGTTACAAAGCTGTATTTAGGCGGTCTTAGTTATTATTGTGTTGATCGCAAACCACAATTGTCATTCCCACTCTGTTCGGGTGGTAATGTTTTTGGTTTGTATAAGAACTCTGCCACTGGTTCTCCGGACGTAGAGGTCTTTAACACTCTTGCTACTTCAGACTGGACTGACGCTAAGGACTATCGTTTGGCTAATGAAGTCAAAGACTCCCTTAGACTCTTTGCCGCTGAAACCGTTAAGGCAAAGGAGGAATGTGTCACGTCGTCCTATGCAGCAGCCACACTTAAAGAGATTATCGGACCCAAGGAGTTGCTACTTAGTTGGGAACCTGGAAAGATTAAGCCACCTCTTAATAGGAATTCTGTTTTCACCTGCTTTCAGGTGACGAAGGATTCTAAGTTTCAAGTTGGTGAGTTTACTTTCGAGAAGCTTGATTATGGTTCAGATACTGTGTGTTATAAGTCAACTGCCACTTGTAAATTGCAACCTGGCATGATTTTTGTTTTGACTTCACACAATATCCAGCCATTAAGAGCCCCTACTATTGCAAATCAGGAGCGTTATGCTGCTATTTGCAAACTTAAGCCAACATTCAATATTAGTGATGCCTATTCTACTTTGGTACCATATTACCAGATGATTGGTAGGCAAAAGATTACCACCATTCAGGGTCCTCCTGGTAGTGGTAAATCACACTGTGTTATTGGATTGGGACTTTATTACCCTGGTGCCCGTATAGTCTTTGCTGCATGTTCGCACGCTGCAGTTGATTCGCTTTGTGTGAAGGCTAGCACGACTTATGTCGTCGAGCATTGTACTCGTATAATTCCAGCACGTGCTCGAGTTGAATGCTTCAGTGGTTTTAAGGCTAATAATAATAGTGCACAGTACATCTTTTCAACTGTCAATGCACTACCTGAGTGTACCGCAGACATTGTTGTCATAGATGAAGTTTCTATGTGTACTAATTATGATTTGTCCATTGTTAACCAGAGAGTGGCTTACAAACACATTGTCTATGTTGGTGACCCGCAACAATTGCCAGCTCCTCGCACCATGATTACTCGTGGTGTGTTGGAACCTAAGGATTATAATGTTGTTACCCAACGAATGTGTGCTGTAGGCCCTGATGTGTTCTTGCATAAATGTTACCGTTGCCCTGCAGAAATTGTAAAGACTGTTTCCGAGCTTGTTTATGAGAACAAGTTCGTACCTGTGCACTCTGAGAGTAAACAGTGTTTCAAGATCTTTTGCAAAGGTGCAGTTCAAGTTGATAACGGTTCTAGTATTAACCGTAGACAACTTGAAGTTGTTAAGATGTTTTTGGCAAAGAACCCGTCATGGTCTAAGGCTGTTTTTATTTCGCCTTATAACAGCCAGAATTACGTTGCTAGCCGGTCTTTGGGCCTTCAGATTCAGACTGTGGATTCCTCACAAGGCAGTGAGTATGATTATGTTATCTTTGCGCAAACTTCTGATACAGCTCATGCGTGCAACATAAATCGGTTTAATGTTGCCATCACACGTGCTAAGAAGGGTATCTTCTGTATTATGTGTGATAAGTTGCTGTATGAAGCGCTTAAGTTCTTTGAAGTCAAACTCACTGATCTGCAGGCTGGAGATACTTGTGGTCTCTTTAAAGATTGCAGTAAGTTCGATGATCCACCATTGCCACCATCTCATGCACCCACTTATGTTGCTCTTTCAGATAGGTTTAAGACTGAAGGTGATCTTGCCGTTCAGATTGGTAGTAAGACACCATGTACCTATGAGAGAGTTATTTCATTTATGGGTTTCAGATTTGACCTCAACATTCCTGGTTATCACACGTTGTTTTGTACGCGTGATTTTGCTATGAGACATGTTAGAGGCTGGCTTGGTATGGACGTAGAAGGTGCTCACGTCTGTGGCTCTAATGTTGGCACTAATGTTCCACTCCAGATTGGTTTTTCAAATGGTGTGGATTTTGTTGTCAACCCAGAGGGCTGTGTTATGACTAATGTCAATGATGTTATTGCACCTGTTAAAGCACGTGCACCACCTGGTGAGCAGTTCGCACATCTCATACCTCTTATGCGTCGAGGACAGCCTTGGACTGTCATTCGTAAGCGCATAGTACAGATGTGTTGTGATTATGTCAGTCCTTCATCTGACATTCTCATTTTTGTGCTCTGGGCTGGTGGTCTTGAATTGACTACAATGCGCTATTTTGTTAAGGTTGGACCCCGCTGTGATTGTCACTGCGGTAAGGTTGCTACCTGTTATAATAGTGCTGAACATGCCTTTTATTGTTTTAGGCATGCTCTTGGTTGTGATTATCTTTACAACCCATACGTCATAGATATTCAGCAGTGGGGTTATACAGGTTCCTTGAGTTCCAATCACCATGAGCATTGTAACGTTCATCGTAATGAACACGTTGCTTCTGGTGATGCTATAATGACCCGTTGTTTGGCTATTTATGATTGCTTTGTTAAGAATGTTGATTGGTCTATTACTTACCCTTTTATTGGCAATGAAGCTGCCATTAATAGAAGTGGTCGTATTGTCCAGTCACATGCTGTCAAAGCTGCACTTAAAGTGTATAATCCAAAGGCTATCCATGATATTGGAAATCCTAAGGGTATACGTTGTGCTGTTACTGATGCTAGTTGGTACTGTTATGATAAGAATCCTATCAGCTCTAATGTTAAGACATTGGAGTATGATTACCTTGTACATGGACAATTTGATGGATTGTGCCTGTTTTGGAATTGTAACGTTGATATGTACCCTGAATTTTCTGTTGTCTGTAGATTTGATACTCGCTGTAAATCTGCCTTCAATTTGGAGGGTGTTAACGGTGGTTCACTCTACGTCAACAATCATGCGTTTCACACACCTGCATTTGATAAACGTGCATTTGCTAAGCTTAAGGCAATACCGTTTTTCTTTTATGACGATGGTGAATGTGATAGCTGTCAGGGTTCTATCAATTATGTACCACTACATGCTTCCAATTGTGTTACTAGGTGTAATATTGGCGGTGCTGTTTGTAGTAAGCATGCCAATATGTATTATGCGTATGTCAATGCGTATAACACTTTTACACAAGCTGGTTTCACTATTTGGGTACCCAACAGCTTTGACGTTTATAATTTGTGGCAGACGCTCGTCACACCTAAGTTGCAGAGTCTTGAAAATGTTGCCTTTAATGTGGTTAAACATGGCTCTTTTATTGGTGTTGATGGTGAACTCCCTGTTGCTATAGTCGCTGATAAAGTTTTTGTGCGTGAAGGCACTGTTGATAACGTTCTCTTTGTTAATAAGACCACTTTACCAACAAATGTGGCATTTGAACTTTACGCAAAACGTAAGACTGGTAACACCCCATCCCTCACTATTTTGAGGAATTTGGGTGTTACACGTACTTACAAATTTGTTTTGTGGGACTATGAGGCTGAACGACCTTTTACTTCATACACTAAGGATGTCTGTGGTTATACAGATTTTGATGCTGATGTCTGTACTTGCTACGACAATAGTATTGCCGGTTCTTTTGAACGGTTTTCTATGTGTCGTGACGGTGTTTTGATCTCAACATCGGCTGTTAAAAAGTTGTCCGCTATTAAGCTTAACTATGGTTATCTTAATGGTGAACCTGTCACTACCTCTGAGGATAAACCTATCACATGGTACTTTTATGTACGCAAAGACGGTCAGTTTTTGGATCAGTGTGATAGTATTTTTACTCAGGGTCGTAGTGCTGAAAACTTTGTACCACGTACTCAGATGGAAACTGATTTCCTTGAGCTGGACATGGGTCTGTTCATCAGCAAGTATGGTTTGGAAAACTTTGCTTTTGAACACATTGTGTATGGAGATGTCTCTAAAACCACATTAGGTGGTTTACACTTACTTATTTCTCAGGTTAGGTTGAGTAAGATGGGCATTCTTAAGGTCGAGGAGTTTGTGCATACTGGTGATAGTTCACTACGTTGCGCATCTGTCACTTACGTTGATAACCCTTCATCCAAGATGGTTTGTTCTTATATGGATATTTTGCTTGATGACTTTGTTACATTGCTCAAGACATTGGACTTGAGTGTTGTTTCCAAGGTTCATGAAGTTATTGTTGACTGTAAAGTTTACCGCTGGATGTTGTGGTGTAAGGATCATAAGGTTCAAACCTTTTATCCTCAATTGCAATCGGCTGAGTGGAAATGCGGTTATTCTATGCCTTCGTTGTACAAGATTCAACGCATGTGCCTTGAACCATGTAACCTGTACAATTATGGTGCAAGCATCAAGCTACCCGACGGTATCATGTTTAATGTAGTCAAATATACACAACTTTGTCAATATTTGAACAGTACTACCATGTGTGTACCACATAATATGCGAGTTCTGCACCTTGGTGCTGGATCCGATAAAGGTGTTGCCCCTGGTACTACTGTACTTCGTCGTTGGTTACCTGACGATGCAGTAATTGTTGACAACGATGTTAATGACTACGTTAGTGATGCTGATATGAGTGTTGTTGGTGATTGTACTACATTGTATCTGCAAGACAAGTTCGATCTTGTCATTTCAGATATGTATGATGGCAGAATTAAGCATATTGATGGTGAAAACGTTTCTAAAGATGGTTTCTTTGTGTACCTTAATGGTGTTATAACAGAGAAACTTGCACTTGGAGGCTCTGTCGCTATCAAGATCACTGAACATAGTTGGAACAAGCGTACCTATGAGCTTATTCAGAAATTTGCTTACTGGACATTGTTCTGTACCAGTGTGAATACTTCATCTTCTGAAGCTTTTCTCATTGGTGTTAACTATTTAGGTGATTTGAACACCACACCGATTGTTGATGGCAATGTTATGCATGCCAATTATATCTTTTGGCGTAATTCCACTATTATGGCGATGTCCTACAACAGTGTCTTAGATCTTTCTAAGTTTGAGTGTAGGCATAAAGCAACGGTGGTTATAGCTTTGAAAGATACTGATTTAAGTGAAGTTATAGTTGGTCTTATCAGGAATGGTAAGTTGCTTATTAGAAAGAATGGCAGTGTTTGTGGTTATGGCAATCATTTGGTTTCAACTAAATGAAATCTTTACTTGTCTTAAGCCTTTTGGCCTTGTTGGCCACATTGTCTGTCAATGCGCAGGTTACTGGTGAAGGCGGTGTGGCAGAAGGTAATTATTGGGTTAATGCCTCTTGTGCTGGTTGGAGCTATTTTTATGCTCTTAAGCTTGGCCTACCACCCAATGCCTCTGCCATAGTCACTGGTTATTTACCCAAACCTAAGGGTTGGATATGTCCTAGATTTAATGGTGCCGGTATCTATACACGTAATAATGCCAATGCTGTTTTTGTTATGTATAGAACCAAAGCCCTTGCCTTTGAGATTGGTGTTAGTTCTTCTGCTGGTGGTGAGCAGTATAGTGCTTACATGGCTCAGCAGAATGGCAAATACCTTGTGCTTCGTATATGCAAGTGGCAGAATGGCACTTTGGCTGCCCCCACTTTGCAGTCCACTTCTGGGAAGGATTGTATTGTCAATGTTAAAGTTGACAATCATATGTTCTATCATGCAGCTCATGATATAGTCGGCATGTCCTGGTCTGGTGACGCTGTACGTCTATATACCCAGACTGACACAAAAACTTATTACATCCCTAATTCTTGGGACAGAGTGTCTATTAGGTGCCCTGATAAGTTCTCGTGTTCCTCACAAATTGTCACTAAGGCTATTACTGTCAATGTCACCACTTTTGCTAATGGTACCATTGACAAGTATGCCATTTGTGACAATTGTAATGGATATCCGGCTCACATCTTTCCTGTATCTGAAGGTGGACTTATTCCAGCTGATTTTAATTTTTCTAACTGGTTCCTGCTTACTAATAGTTCTACTATTGTTGATGGCCGCATTGTTTCAGAACAGCCTGTGCTACTTATGTGTCTTTGGGCTGTACCTGGACTGATGTCAACTAATAGCTTTGTCTATTTCAATGGTACAGCCCCTAATAAGCAATGCAATGGCTATGCTACGGATAGTGCTTTTGAGGCATTACGGTTTTCCCTTAATTTTACCGATGAAAGAGTCTTTGCTGGCAGCGGCAGTGTTGTACTACTTGTGTCTGGTTTGCAGTACAAGTTTAGTTGCACTAATAATTCTGAGGCTGTGATCGATTCCGGAATTCCTTTTGGTAATGTTGTTGAGCCGTTTTATTGTTTTGTCTCTATTAATGGCACTTCTATTTTTGTTGGCATGCTCCCTGCTGTTTTACGTGAAATTGTTATCACTCGTTATGGCAGTATTTATCTCAATGGTTTCTCCATTTTTCAAGGCCCACCCATTCAGGGTGTTTTGTTCAATGTAACTAATAGAGGTGCAACTGATCTTTGGACCGTTGCACTCTCTAACTTTACGGAAGTCCTTGCTGAAGTTCAAAGTACTGCCATTAAAGCTCTGCTTTATTGTGATGACCCATTGTCTCAGCTTAAGTGTCAACAATTGCAATTTTCGCTGCCTGATGGGTTTTATGCAACTGCCTCACTTTTTCAACATGAGTTGCCACGTACTTTTGTCACTTTACCACGCCATTTTACGCATTCTTGGATTAACCTGCGTATTAAATGGAAGAATGGTGTTTGTTACAATTGTCCACCTGCTTCTTCTTGGATTGATTTTGTAACATTCAATTCTAATGGCACCGAGAATGTTCTTCCTGAACGCACTTTATGCGTTAACACCACTCAGTTTACTACCAATTTGACTCTTATTGAGGAGGCTTTTAGTTATTCCACTCCTGTTGTTGTTCGTGCTGATGATTGTCCTTTTGACTTCCAGTCCTTGAACAATTACCTAACTTTTGGTTCCATTTGTTTTTCTTTGAATGGCACCATTGGTAAGGGTTGCACACTTGGAATATATAAACGAGCCTCGTCTCAGTACATTCCTATTTGGAATGTTTGGGTGGCTTACACTAGTGGTGATAATATCCTCGGTGTCAGAGAGCCCAATGTTGGTGTTAGAGATCAGAGTGTAGTGCACCAGAATGTTTGTACATCATATACAATTTTTGGGCATTCAGGTCGCGGTATTATCAGACCTGCTAATATTTCATATATAGCAGGTGTGTATTATACTGCTGCTTCTGGTCAACTATTGGGCTTTAAGAATACCACCACTGGTGAAGTGTTTTCTGTTACACCATGTAACCCATCACAGCAGGCTGTTGTTGTGAAGGATCGTCTTGTTGGTGTTATGTCATCTACTAGCACTGTTTCGATTCCGTTTAATAATACGATTCCAACTCCTAGTTTTTACTATCATAGTAATGCCACTAGTAGTTGTGATGATCCATCTGTTGTTTATTCATCTATTGGTATTTGTGATGATGGCGGTATTACTTTTGTTAATAGTACTAGGGTTCGTGGTGAACCAGATCCTGCTATTTCAATGGGTAATATTTCTGTTCCATCAAATTTCACTGTTTCCATTCAGGTTGAGTACTTGCAGATGTCCATTAGGCCTGTTTCGATAGATTGTGCTATGTATGTCTGTAATGGCAATCCTCATTGTACTAGGTTGTTGCAGCAATATATTTCTGCTTGCCGAACCATTGAGGAGGCCTTACAGCTTAGCGCGCGCCTAGAGAGTTTTGAAGTTAATAGCATGCTGACTGTTTCTGAAACAGCGTTAGACCTAGTCAACATCAGCACATTTGGTGGCGATTACAATCTCACTGCTTTGTTGCCGCAAGGTGGTGGTAAACGCAGTGTTATTGAAGATATCTTGTTTGACAAGGTTGTCACCAGTGGGCTGGGCACTGTTGATGAGGATTACAAGCGTTGTACCAATGGTATTGGTATTGCTGATGTCCCATGTGCGCAGTATTATAATGGTATTATGGTACTGCCAGGTGTTGTTGATGAGGAGAAGATGTCCATCTATACTGCTTCCCTTCTTGGTGGCATGACTATGGGTGGTTTTACACCTGTCGCTGCTTTGCCTTTTGCTTTGTCGGTACAGTCCCGTCTTAATTATGTTGCACTCCAAACTGATGTTTTGCAGAAAAATCAACAGATTTTGGCAAATGCCTTTAATTCTGCAATTGGTAATATCACTGTTGCGTTTGATCAGGTAACAACTGCAGTGCAACAAACTTCTGATGCTATTAAAACTGTTGCCAGCGCTCTTAATAAGGTTCAGAGCGTTGTTAACTCTCAAGGTCAGGCCTTGCATCAACTTACTAAACAGCTTGCTTCCAATTTTCAAGCTATTTCTGCTTCTATTGAAGATATTTATAATAGGCTTGATGGGCTTGCTGCTGATGCTAATGTTGATCGCTTAATTACAGGACGCCTTGCTGCTTTGAATGCTTTTGTTACTCAGACTCTTACTAAGTACACAGAAGTTCGTGCTAGCAGGTTGTTGGCGCAGGAGAAGATTAATGAGTGTGTTAAGTCACAATCCACTCGTTATGGATTTTGTGGAAATGGCACTCATTTGTTCTCCATCCCTAATGCTGCACCTGAAGGTATTATGCTGTTTCATACAGTTCTTGTACCCACTGAATATGTCTCAGTTACTGCCTGGTCTGGCTATTGTCATAACGGTGTTGGTTATGCCGTGAAAGATGTAGGCAATTCGCTGTTTCAGTTTAATAATACATTTTACATCACACCTCGAAATATGTATCAGCCACGTACACCTACGTCCGCTGACTTTATTCGTATTTCAGGTTGTAATGTTGTCTATGTCAACATTACTGATGAACAGCTGCCACAAGTTCAGCCTGAGTTTATTGATGTCAACAAGACTCTTGAAGAGTTAATGTCCAGGTTGCCAAACAATACAGGGCCGAACTTGCCTCTTGATATTTTTAACCAGACATATCTTAATATCAGTGCTGAGATTGATGCTCTTGAAAATAAGTCATTGGAGCTTCAGGCTACTGCTGACAAATTACAGCTAACCATTGAGCAGCTCAATGCCACTCTCGTTGATCTTGAATGGCTTAATCGCTTTGAACAGTATGTTAAGTGGCCCTGGTGGGTATGGCTCACCATGATTATTGCCTTGGTCTTGTTGACTGGGCTTATGTTATGGTGTTGCCTTGCTACTGGATGCTGTGGTTGCTGTAGTTGTATGGCTAGTACTCTTGATTTTAGAGGCAGTAGGTTACAACAATACGAAGTTGAAAAAGTGCACATCCAGTAATGTTTGGTGGCCTTTTCACTTATTCTATTGAATCAGTTCGTACTGCAGTAAAGGAACTTGATTTGCCACCTGCTAAAGAGCATGATCTCCTTGAACATGTTGTGCCTGTGGCTCATGCAACTTCTTTTGCTGGTTACCTTCTTACTAGCCTCTTTGTATTGTATTTTGCCTTATTTAAGGCTGTTACAATTAGGGGCAATTATGCATGCTTTATTGCACGCATTTTGCTCATTTTGGTGTATTGTCCACTTATTGCTTATTGTGGCGCTTATTTGGATTCATGCATTATTTTTACTGCATTGCTTGTTAGGTTCTTTTGGACTGGTTATTATGCCTGTCGATATAGAACTTTTCTATTTGTCATCTTGAATGACACTACCTTGGCCTTTGTTAATGGAAAGGCTTGGTATTATTCATCTCAGCCCTATATGGTTTTGCCTGGTGGCGAACATTATGTTCAGCTTGGGCCTCATTTTATACCATTTGTAGGTGCCAAAGAGCTTTATGTTGCTGTTAGGGGCATGAATGATGAAAATCTTGAGCTTGTTCGCTGTGTCGAACTTATTAATGGCTCGTTTTTCTACATCTTCGCAAGAGAACCCGTTGTCGGTGTCGTGAATATGAAATTCACTGAGATACAACTCTACGAAGATGTTAACATTGATTGATGACCACGGGCTGGTTGTCAACATTTTACTTTGGTTAATAGTGTGTATATGCGTCATTATTATTTGCAGTTCTATTATTCAGTTTGTGCAGCTGTTGTTTTCTTGTCACAGATTGTGCTCTAATACTGTTTATAGGCCTGTTTATGTTGCATATCGCGCTTACCAAGATTACATGCGAATAGATCCTCTTCCAGTCATTGATGTCTAAACGAAAATGATTTTCCTTATTCTTTTAGGCATTATTTGTGCGTGTTCAGCCAATGGTGACAACACCACGACCGCACCTCCTACGGTTCCTCAATCGATCCCTGTTGAACAGGTTGTGGAACATCTCCGAAACTGGAATTTTAGCTGGAATGTAATACTGACAGTGTTTTTAATTGTGCTGCAGTATGGCAACTTTAAGTATTCTAAGTTGCTTTATGGCCTCAAAATGGTCATTCTCTGGCTATTATGGCCCCTTGTGCTTGCGCTGTCAATTTTTGACGCATGGGCTAGCTTCGGGGTTAATTGGACCTTTTTCGCATTCAGCATCGTTATGGCCTGCACTACTTTGATGCTGTGGATAATGTATTTTGTCAACAGCTTCAGGCTTTACCGAAGATGTCAATCCTTCTGGGCTTTTAATCCAGAAACTGATGCTGTAATTACTCTTTCCGTTTTTGGTAAAATTGTGGCAATTCCTGTCATGACGCCACCAACGGGCATCACGTTGACAATTCTTAGTGGAAAACTCCTTGTGGAGGGCATACCGGTTGCTAATGGCGTTTCGGTAACTCAGTTACCGAGCTACGTCACTGTCGCCAAGGCCACTACCACTATAATATATCAACGTGTTGGTAAATCACTGAATGCTGCTAGCCAGACAGGCTGGGCTTTTTACGTGAGGGCTAAAAATGGCGACTATTCTGCTGTGTCGAATCCAAGTGATTCGTATACTGATACAGATAGATTGCTGCATTTAGTATAAACTAAACAAGTGTTGTTGTACAACCTCTGTTGTTAACACACTGTAATTATGGCTTCTGTAAGTTTTTCTGATGAGCCCCGTGGCCGTTCTGGTCGAGTGCCTCTTTCTCTTTTTGCGCCATTACGTACCACCGATGGATCACTATTCTTCCGCGCTATGCCTCAGAATGGTGTGCCCAAAGGTTTTGGTAACAAAGACCAACAAGTCGGATACTGGAATGAGCAGGTCCGCTGGCGCATGAAGAGGGGTCAGAGACAAAATCTGCCCTCTAATTGGCACTTTTACTATCACGGCACAGGCCCACATGCTGATGCTAAATTCAGAGAGAAGATTCAGGGTGTGTTCTGGGTTGCTAAGCAAGGTTCTAAGGTTGCTCCAACTGACTTGCCAACACGCAAGCGCAACCAGCCTACTATTGAACCCCAGTTTGACTTTGATCTTCCAAAGAACATTGAAATTGTGACTGCCCCAAGTCAGCCTAATTCTCGCTCTAACTCACGCAGTCAGAGCAGTGGTGGCAGCAAGTCTCGTGCTAACTCTCAAAGCAGGGATAATTCAGACCAGCAAAAGACGCCTAAAGGCTCAACTAATAACTCAGGAAGTAATTCACAGGAACGTTCCCAGAAATCCAAGAAGGGCAAGGGCAGCACTGATCAAGATGACCTTGTTAATGCTGTACGTCAAGCTCTTATGGGCCTCGGTTTTCAACCGCAGGGAAATTCTGGAAAGAATGGTGGTAAGAAATCAGCTCCAAGCAGTGGAAAGTCAACTCCCAAGGACTCGCGCTCAAAATCGCCAGCGAGACCTCAGTCGACCAAGAAACAGCTTGACAAACCTGAATGGAAACGTGTCCCCAACAAGTCTGAAAGCGTCACTGCCTGTTTCGGCCCGCGTGATGTTTCCCGTAATTTCGGAACCAAAGGACTTGTTGCCGAAGGAGTAGAATACTCCCACTTTCCTCAGATTGCTGAACTGCTTCCAACCCAAGCGGCACTTGCATTCGGCAGTCGTGTTGAAGTCAAAGACTTTAAGGACGAGGTCGAAATTAAGTTCCACTATAAGATGAATGTTCCTAAGGAAAACAAGAACCTCCAAGTCTTCCTTGATCAGGTTGATGCTTATTTGGATCCTTCTCGTGAGGAAAAACCAAAAGAGCAGCGTAAATCCAAGGAAAAGAAGAAGGAAGAAGCACCTGCTCAACTCAACCCTGCAGCACCTGTGTTTACACCACCAGTTGTGCTGCCAGATGCTGTTGCCAATGTTGAGTTTGACATGGTGGATGAGGTTATTGATGCCGATCATGAGTCTTTTGCATGAATTATCAACTAACAAAATGTTTGTTCTTGCTTTGTTTGCTGTTTTGGCTATTGTTAATTCTGCCCCCATAGTTAATCATAAAGTTCTTAACCCTTATGATACTCCTCACAGTGGATTTCGTGGTTCTTGTGAGCAACTTGCTCTCACTTGTAGGCTTAATGTGCAACCTGATGCATTTCATGCAGCTGCCACCACTGGGTCCCCTGTTCAGATTCCTCGTGCTTGTGTTTCTTTTCGCACTGTTTGCAGTGCTTGGCCGAAGTATGACTTTGGTTACCTCATGAGTCCTGATGTTTATGTTGTCACAACGACTCCTGATGGTAGGTACAAGTACGAGCTTAATTCTCTTGCCTTTACGCCTGAGGGTGCTCAATTGTTTTACACGCTTGTTGATGGCTATGCCCATGAGCGTCGTAAACTCATTAAGGAAGGACGCCGTGAGGAGCTTCCTAATCTTGATGCTGAATACATAATCCACCCTACTGAGTCTCAGTAGTTTGGTGGCAGTCTTATACACTATGGTAAGCCTGTAATTAAATAGTATAAGCAATGTTTAATTATATTACTAGCCTTAGATGAAAATTAGTTGCCTACAGTGCTACCCCTTTCGGAGTAATTGAAAGATCGCTTTGACGAGCCTAATGTGGAAGAGCCGTTTGGAGTGCCTGTAGTGTTATAATTAGTAATTGTAGATAGGTGTAGTTTTGATAGGGATTCACAAAAAAAAAAAAAAAA